GAAAATTTAGTGTGTAGGCAAGGCGGAAATCTTGCTTACAAATATATTATACGAGGAAGGTGAGGAAATGTGAAATTCAAAAAATATAAAGTAATTGATGAATTTACTCACGGAAAAGCCTTAGCTATTGTTTTTTTTCCTAAGATATTGACCCTCGTTGCCCCTCCTTCAAAGTAAGAATTGAGGGTGAGGTATATTCTTTTCTTCCTACGTCTTCCTTGAGATGTATTTTAGTCAAAAATAGAACAGCATCCTGTTTAGGAAAAAATATTGAATTTCTTTATTAAAAATTATAATTGATACAGCACCCATGACGGGTGCTTTTTTATTGCCTTTTCACCGCCAGACGCGGGCCGCAGGCGTTAAAGAACGGTCTTTTTTATTGCCCTGACGGCAGAAAGAGAGAAAGAACATGGCATATACATTAAGGAGCTAAGAGAATGAGTAAAACAAACCAATCTATTTTACAGTGCATGTTTGCATCCTTTGTTAAGGATGCAGAGCCTGATGAAATCCAAGAAGCGGCAAAAGCGGTCAGTGATGCTGAAAACACTGCTGAACCTACACCAGCACCTAAAGAAGATACGCAGAATGAAGGCGTAATCTTGCTCTGTTTATTTTACATCTACAACGCATGAAAAAAGACCTATGATTTTTCTAACTTCTAGTACATCGGCAGTCAGATCGAGGCGGGATGAATCTCATGAATTGGGGCATCAAGTACTACATTCGTGGATGACGAAAGAAGATTTTGAAGAAAATAAAGAAGTTATCGAAAAAGAAGCGGCACCACAATAGCCTATAAATGGCTCTGTGATGCCGCTTTTGCTCTGGCGGAGCGGGTGGGATTCGAACCCACGAGACCTTACGGCCTAACTGATTTCGAGTTGGCTCCATAGGAGTTCCAGGTGGTTCTTGATGTCCCTCCTTGCGCATGGTTAAGCCATTCTTAAAAAATACGGCTCAACCATGCGAACATGAAATTGAGCCTTTGGGGGGATAACAGGGGGGACAGAGAAGGATGCCCTGCGTTTATATTTATAACTACAAATGGAAAATAATACTAAATGTATAACTTGTTTCTATCCATGGAGACGTGCTTCGTCCAGTAACCTATCCATTGCATCCGCCGTCCGTGATGCGGCTTTGTCGGTTACATGCTGGTAAAGATTCTGCGTAATAACCGTACTGGAGTGCCTTAATTGGCGGCTTACATACTTGATGTCGATGTTCTCTTCAAGAAGCAGTGTAGCAGCCGTATGACGTAAATCATGGGCACGGATTTTGGGAAGCGGTGTTTCTGGATATGCATTGTTATAGGCACGCCAGACTCGTTGCACTGTATCGTAAATGAATTGGGGATTCTTAGGAATGCCAATGTCATTGCAAAGGATGAAGCCGTCATCATGGAAGGACGGGCCAAATTTCATTTTAGCGATGTTGTACATAAAGCGCTGCTGTTTAAAAAGCTTCTGCACATACATTGGCAGGACGATGGTATTATTGGAAGCCTTAGTCTTGACTTTATCCAAGAACATAAACTTTTTCCCACAAGGCCGGCAGTATTCGTACTGGGACATATCTACATTCTTTAATATGCGTACATTGAGATTATGCTGAATGTGGAGCCTGCCCGTTTCTGGATCATAATCACGCCAACGTAGGCCACACTGTTCGGCATCACGGAGACCGCACAAGATACCGAGTGCCACAATGATATGCGCCAGAGGAGACAGCTGGGCACTCTGATGTAAAAACGCTACGGCTTGGTCTTTATCCAATGCCTTTGCTGGCGATGGCGCAGGAGCTGGCACGTCCGCAGAGAGACAGGGGTTATGTGCCAGGATATTCCAAAGTATTGCCGTATTAAAGGCCGTCCGTAATACACGATGTATCATCCTGACATACGTAATGGACAGATGCGACGTATGGAGTAAAGAACGATACATTTTAGTCAACTGTAAAGGCGTAATTTTGTCCAGCGGCGTTTTCCCGATATACTGGCAAGCTTTGTTTGTGCAGGTCATATAGTTATCATAGGTTCCGCCGGACTTTGCAGGGGGCTTGATAGCTGTTTCCAGCCATTCATCAAAGAATTCTTTCGCTGTCGGCATGTCAGTCTTTGCGATGATAGGCGCCCCGTCATCACGGGCTGCCATCATCTTGCGTTCCAGTTTTTGCGCATCCCGGTAGTTTGTACCGGACTTATACCACTTCTCGCGTTGTTTACCGGTCATATCACGATATTTGATGACTACGTAATATACGCCGTGCCTATTTTTTATCATAAAAAAGCCTCCTTTATATGGTTAAATAGGGAGCTAATATGCTATACTTATATAGTAAATAGCCCATTGAAGCAGGTAATTTTACATTGCCGATACGGTACTGGTAATACCCTCGGCGCGTCCCAGATTCTGCTGGTAACAGAGTCTGGGATTTTTTATTGATAAGCTATAGAAAAAAATATATAATAAAACTAAAAGGAGGTGTTGAGATGTATAGCATCTATGTCATTGTAGGACAAGTAATTACTTATTGTGCTATAATTTCTGGCATCTCTGCTTGTTTAGCAACACCTTTTTTATTTGCCGATAGGCTATGGAATATAAAAATTTGTAATATGAAAATTACTAAGTATCTGATTATTATAATATCTACTGTCATTACTTTATCTACAACAACAGTGTCAATAAAATAATCATTCATCAAGAATCTCCGGTTCGGTTATCTTTAAACGTTCTAGGGATTCTTTTAATTTATCAGCTTGTTTTTGCATTTCGATTTCATGTCGGTGTTTTTCTTTGCTCATTGCTTCTTCGTGTCTGTTTTCTTCTGCTTTATAAGCTAAATAACGACCAATCGCACCATCACTCTGAATCGAATATTTTTGACCAGCAACTTCAAAGTCGACTGAGGCTCCGAAAGCAAATAATGAGATGCCACCAAGTAAAATTGTAGCGGCTGCAGCGTTTCCGATAAACTGGACTACTCCCGGAGATTCGACCATCATTTTTACTTCTAAGGAAGTTAGTTCTTTTTTTAGGGAATCATCTTCTAATAGATTCAATAATTCTAACGAACTATGTAAAAATGTGCTCATGTCAAAGGCAGAAATTCCAGCAGTTTGTTCAACTCGTAATGATACATAGACTTTGTTATTTTTTAGATAGACTGGGTAAAGTTTTCTATCTATGTACATATCATAGTTGGTTGCATCTGTAATGGTATTACGAGCGCACATCAGTTTGAAAAGATGTGGGTCCAGTTTATCTTTTTTTATAGTACTCAGCCATTTTACATTTCTGCGTTTAACATAAGGACATTGCTTGTACCCAATATCATCATCATCCAAAATATCATCTTCTGATTCTTCCTTAGGAGTATAGATATATGCATTACTTTCAATAACCCCAATGGAAAGGCTATCACCAAAAGCAGAAGGAATTAAAATAATGTCGCCGATATTCATTGTTGAAACAAATAATATCATTTGATTTACAGCTAAGCCTGGCCTTTTTTCATCTGGATAGAGAGTACTAAATTTCTCTTTTAATGCTGTTTTTTCAGGATCTGTTAGGCTCTCCGAAAAGTCTTCTAATTTATTAAATTCGTCAAATCCATAAGCAACGTAACCATTTAGACAGAAATCGGGATAATATGTTCCGCCTTCCGTCCTAAAGAACCAATATTTTTGTTCAGATGGTAATTCTTTTACTTTTATTACTTTAGGCTCCACAGTAATATCTCCTTTATGTTTATTATGTGTTGACACGTCCCGATTTTCTGCTGGTAACAGAAGAGTGGGATTTTTTCTTTATCTTTTAACAATCTGGATATACTGTGTCAACTCATCTTTCTCATACGATGCAATCAACTGAACCATTTTTTTCGGGTTCTTGTGATTCGCGTGATACTCGTCAAAGCAATCATAATAGGCGCGCCGATCCGTGAACTTTATATCGACCGGCAAGTAACCCCCTTTGATGAGCTCCAAATTGAGCAGTAGCCGCCCTGTACGGCCGTTTCCATCAATGAAAGGATGAATGGACTCAAACTCTAAATGAAGCCGCGCAATCGCTTCCAGTGGATGTAGCGTCTGTTGCCAGTCTTCATATTGGTGTAATAGCTGTTCTATTGCTGGCTGTACCATATACGGTTGCGGCGGCGTATGAAGTGCCCCCATGATGCGGACAGGGACGCTACGATACTTGCCGCGGTTTTCCCGGTCGCTCATAAGAACGAGGGAATGAATGGTTTTGATAGTCTCTTCAGTCAAAGGTTCTGGATGAGACGCCAACTCAATGATATAGTAAAAGGCATCTTTGAAGCCAATGACGTCGAGGTGGTCACGCAGCGGTTTCTCTGCGATGGTAATGCCTTCCTGGAGAATCAAGGCCGTTTCTCGTAGGGTCAGTGTATTGCCTTCAATGGCGTTAGAATTGTACGTCGTCTCGATGACAAACTCTTCACGCAGTCGCTTGAGTTCTGCTTGATTCAACGGGCGCAACGACCGTAATTCATTTTTTAGTGTATCTACTTGTTGGAGTAATGTATTCATATATAATCCTTTCTAGCTATTACTTAATAATTCACCATAATCTTTATCTGGTATCTCTAATTCAAAATATTTACAAACAAAGAAAGCAGATATAAGGCAATCCCTTACTTTTTTTATCTTTTGGATTGATGTACAATGATACGTAAGGATAACATCATTGGGATAAAATGACGAGATACAAAATGATTTGATTAGCCAAAGGGACATTCCACCTTTCAAGGAGGGGGAAAAATGATTATTACAAGAAAAGATATTGAGGAATTTTCTTCTGACTGGAATACCAAGACTATTATGATAAAAAATAAGATAGAAAAGGAAAAGCCATTTCAGATACAAATTAGTCAAGAAGATTTACGATATTTACTTTGGCAATTCTGTAATATTCGAGAAGAGTTGGACGAAAGAATTGCGTGTTCTTATGGGGAAGACTTATAAAAAAATAGAAGAGTTTTACTAGGTGGTTAGTGTAAAAATTGCACTGACCATTTTTTATTGTGGCTTGAAGTTGACGTCTATCCGATTACCTTGCCCTCTTGGGTTCGAGATGAATATACTAATGCTGGATTTTACATACGGTTTTATGCCAATCTATAGGAAAACCCAGTTTACTTAAAATATCATTAGAACTAATCGTCTTCATTCGCTTATCTAATTTAAAAAACTCCTTGCGTAACGTGTTATGTACTGTGCCATATTCGCTTTTACTTAAAAAACACTGAAGAGAAATGAATACAGAAAATACCGTATTTCGTGGAGCATTCTTTGTGATATTGTATTGACTATGCAATGGAGCCCAATGTTTACTGTCTCGTCTACAAGTGAAGCCAATCAGACGATTATTGTGAGCACAAACATTCCGGACATCATTTATATTTTCAATGAAGCTTTGCATTACTTCAGGAGAAAAAGGGACTGTCAATGAATGTGGAGGTAAGTGAACCTGAATGAAATTTAATAAATCTTTGGCCACGGTATTTTGTAATGATGTTGGTGACGAAGCCAACATATAACGTAATTCACCAAAATCCAAGTAATTGGCTAAAACCCATATAGGAACGTCATTATGATTTCGAACGTAATGGGCAATACTGCTGTCTTTGTGATTTTTATGTCTGGATATTACTTTGGATAATTGCGAAATAGTAGAGATGACCTCTAAGGTTTTATTCTTGTCATAACAATTTATATTCAAATATGCATAGGGAACATCTGGATAAGCTTCGGCAAATCGGTGGGCAAAGATAGACTTTAAATGGGATTCCATGGAAAGGGATGCTTGAAATAAGGCCTGCTTGATTTCGCGTTCAAACACATACAGATGTGCGATTTCGTCAAAGCTTGTTCCTTGCGTATACTGCTCACCATTGCGAGGGAAGTAGCTGGCATATCCATTGATGATGTTATAGTAGTTTTGCGTAAGTAAATATAGTCCAGCTTTTGCATCGTCATGTATGACAAGCCCGCGGTCATGTAAAAGCTGTAATTGTTCTGAAATCGTTTTAAATTTTTTCAAAGAAAAAGACCTCCTCCATCAAATAATGGAGAAGGTCTTTCCTTCGCACTGGTCCCCGTAGAGATTCCAGCACTCTCTCTAAGTATCTCCATTATAAGTATAGATTGTAATAATGTCAAGATGGGAATATACAATCTTGTGTGTAAATATATTATATGCTTGTCTTCAAGTGTCTCTAACTGTCCTCAAATGTTTCTATCAGTATAAGAGACAAATAAATATACCTAGTGTGGCTTGAAGTTGACGTCTATCCGATTGCTGTGTCGTCTTTGATTCGGAATACTACGCCGCTGTTCCATAATCCAACACAGCAACCTTGCTACCAAGCTGTTCGACACGATCCAAAATATCATCAATCTTTTCCATAACAGAAGCGGAAAAATACGTTTCGCCACACTGTGGGCATGTTTTACATGGCACATTTTCAATGATAACGTAGCAATTATGAAGCTGTGCAAAATATGCCGTCGTCGAATCTACCATACTATCATACTTACAACTCATGCATTTCATATCATATCAGTCCTTTCATATTGAAAACGTAGAATCCCATTCATTAGGGACAAACTGGTATGCCGTAAAATGAAAAAAGCGCCTCTTTTCAGAGAGCGCTTTAGTTTTTGGGATTCATAGCCCAATTTGTACGCTCAGTATAGCATACTTTTTTTACGTAAAGTCCACTGATTTTGTTTCTTTGGTATTATAGTCCATGATAACAATATACCCATGTTGGACGTTAGCACCAAAACTATTTTTGGCTATGACCTTACCTGAGCAAACCACCTCATCTTTTACTTTTTGAACTTGCTCGTCCTCGAAATCGGCACTAGATGGGTCTTTTAATTTAGCCTTTACAGCCTTTCTGGCTGCTACCTGAAATTCAGTATCTTCTCCAGATTTAAATGTTACCGCTTCTAAGTCGTTAGTTTTGTTCCCGTCCTTATATAAATAAATACCGCTAGAATTAATAATATCGTTAAGCTTTCCGTTAGGCACTGAGAAATATATATTCCCGTATGTTTTGTCATAAAACTCATAAGTATCAGGCATTTTATCAATTTTTTTTACTTCTTCGAATTGATCAGAAATCCCCATAGATTTTAAAGCATCGAGTGTTTCTGTCGCCTGTTGCTGTGTTATGCCAGTAGCTTTTTGGATTTTCTCTTGTGGTGTGCTACCGCATCCGACAATGCTCAGTACAGCAGCTAAAGATACCGCAATGATCCCGGCCTTTAATAATGATTTTTTCATATTTTTCTACCTCCTAATTATTTTATATTAGACTGCTTGATGACTGCGAGGCCCAAGACCTTGAAGTCTTCGCAGTTGTCAGCAGTAAACATCATAGGTGCGTATTTTGGGTTTTCGGAGACGAGCATAACGCCGTCTGCTGTCTTATAAAACCGTTTGAGGCAGACGCGGTTACGGTCGATTTCAAAGCACCCAACTTGTCCGTTTTCAATGGTCGGCTGTTGATGGACAAACACAATATCGCCGTCATTGATACCGGCTCCAATCATACTGTCGCCGCGAACGGTGATACAAAAATCAACTTTCTGCGTGCCGTCGACCTGGACGTAATACGTGTCCTGGCCGTCAAGGTTTTCGAGAGGCTGACCAGCAGCCGCGTAGCCGAGCATGGGGACTTTTTTCATTTCTGGCTTAAACGTTCCTTTAGGCGGTTCGGTTTTCCAAGCGTTAAGCATATCTTTTACTTTTTTATACTCTGACTTACCAACAAGCCACATAGGATTAACGTTTAAGACTCTGGCAATTGCCTCGATAACGGGCATTTTTACCTTTACTATTTCACCTTTTTCATAACGTGAAATAGTGGAAGCGGCTACAGAAATTGCATCCGCTAGTTCCTTTGCTGTTATCCCTTTTTCAGTTCTTGCAATTGAAATTCTTTTGCCGATTAAGTGGCTGTCTGGATTTATCATGGTGCTCTCCTCTTTTGTTTTTCTATATTATTATTATACCATGAATATTTGCGTAGAGCAAATAAAATTATCGAAAAAGAAAAAATAAATTGCACAGAGCTATTGACGTTTGGCCGTATAAGGGGTAGAATACAAGCATAGAAATTGCGTAGCGCAATTTTAAAGAAAAAGAAGAAAGGGGAGAATAATATGTTAAACACTCGTAAGATAAAAGCTCGTATGGTTGAGCTGGGATTAACTCAAAAAGATTTAGCTGCACCGCATATTTTAGACTGTAGCGAACCTACTGTAAGCCAAAAACTGAACCATGTAAGACCGCTCACACTAGACGAAGCTAATTTATTAGGGAAGGCATTAAAACTCAGCGACAGAGAATATTATTACTATTTTTTTGACCCGGAAATTGCGTAGTGCAATTTATTCTATCTTAGAGAGGAGGGTGATACCATGGATTTAGATAATAAAAAAGAGCCCTGCACTGGCAAGACTCTAAGAGAAATGAATCAAAGAGAACGTTTTGAATATTCCTTTAATATCGTTTTCGAAGGCAACGTCAATCGCTTTTAAAATTCGAAATATTGCTTTGGAATCACTCATAGTAATCATCTCCTTTTTATAGTAATTGTATCACAAAAAAGAGGTGAACCGGCGTAGAAAGGAGGACGATACCATGGACACCTACGTCATTTCCGAGCTTGCATCTATCGTGGGCTTAATTATCTTCCTGCGTCTGTCCATCAAGGAGTGGGTATTCCCCTGCATCGTCTTGTATGGTTTGGGCATCCTGCTGAAAGCGTATTGCCTGCTGACTATTTCTTCTTGGTGGCCGTGAAAAGTGGGTATGTCTTCTTGCGATGTGGCAGACGAAGAACTAAGGATGAAGCCGTAATATCATCTGGCTTTACGTGTAAAGCATCAAAGACAAAACGGGCTTTTATCGTTTCGTAAGGCTTGATAAATAACGGCAATTCTAAAAGAGTCCCGCTACGGACGATAAGGTCGTAGTTATTGCTTTCTTGGTTCAACAGGATAAAATCATCAAGATTCAGCGTATACGTCGGATTATCCGTAACTTTGATGGCTTTTAAGATAGATTCAGGTATAGGGAACAGTTTCCTTTTATCTGGCAATTTCAGATATGTATCATCAAGGCTATCTGTTCCTTGGGAATGATTGCGGATTGTGATTCTGACATCGACATACCGGTCGTCAAAGGTTACGAAACGTAAGTGCGATATATGGATGTTGGGAAGGAACCGGCGGTAATAAAAGATGGACAGGATGGCAAGAACAAAAGTCACAACACTGTTGATCATAAGTCCGGTATTGGATAGTATGGCCGACTGCATGACTGATAAGTCGAAAAAATTAAGAATTTGGCTCATAGTAACATCTCCTTTCCTGCTGTGATTATATCACGGGGAGGATGACAATGACTAGAAAGGAGGCGAGACGATGCTTGATTGTACAGCAACATATTCAGCGCAACAGATTGCAAAAATATTGCGAATGTCAAAAGGCAAAGTATATAAGCTGGCAAAAAGCGGTGACATGCCGTCTGTCCAGTTTGCCGGTGGGCCAAGACGGTTTCTTGGCTGGCAGGTTAAAGAATGGCTGGATCAATTAGCACATCATAAGGGAAGTGAAAAACATGAAAGTACATGAGATTAGTATCATGGTACAGGAACCGATGAGAAGAAAAGCAAGAAAGAAGAAATTGAAACTATGGAAAACATTCGCGATGGTTTTTGCTGTAGCGGCTGTCGGCGCATGGGCCGGGAATTATGACCCACCGAAACCGGTGCGGCCGCCTCTTCGGTATCAAGTACAGCCAGGAGACACGCTTTGGGATGTAGCGACGATATACGGCCCAAAGAATGTGGATATCCGAGAAAAGTACTGGCAGATAGCCGAAGACAACGACGTTCAGGATGGGAATATTCAGCCCGGTCAGGTGCTCTTGATTCAGCGGTAAAAAGAAAAAGGCTCACAACTGCACCAACAGCTGTGAGCCACTACCAAAAATTATTCATTTTTATTATAGAAAATAATGGGAGGTTTGTAAAGATGGTACAGACAACGAAAGAACAAATGACGGCACAACTCATTATGACGGTACAGCAGATGCAAAACAGGGAAGCCTGGATTGCCAAACGCTTGGAAGGTATTGGCGGGTCTGATGCCGGTGCCATTATGGGAGATAATCCCTGGAAAAGCCCGTACCAGTTGTGGCTGGAAAAGACAGGGCAAGTCGAACCGGAAGATTTATCTGAAAAGGAATCAGTACAGTGGGGCATCCGTTTGGAACCACTGGTTGCGAAAGACTTTGAAGAGAAGACGGGCAAGAAAGTACGCCGTGCAGGTATGATGCAAAGTTTATCTTATCCTTGGCTCTTGGCTGACGTAGACCGCTTAGTCGTCGGCGAGAAGGCAGGCCTTGAAATCAAGACGACCAATGCCTTTTCCGCAAAAGAGTGGGACGGCAATAATGTCCCTAATTCGTACTACTGGCAATGCCAGCATTACATGATGGTCACCGGTCTTCCGAAATGGTACATTGCCGTACTGATTGGCGGGCAGCATTTTCGCCAGAAAGAAATACCCCGTAATGATGAGTTGATTGCAGAGCTTTTTGAGGCAGAAGAAAAGTTCTGGAACGTCAATGTCAAACAAGGCATTATGCCGGATATTGATGGCGGTGAGTCCACGAAAGAAGCCATTGACGGCCAGTTCTCCGGCGGTGAGGATACGCCTATTGAATTGCCGTCCGAAGCGGCGACTATTTTGGAGCTATTGGACAACTTCAGGGGCCAAGAAAAGGATGTTAAAGCTAAAATCCAAGAGCAGAAAAATAAATTGATGCTCATGCTCGGCGACAACGAAGTCGGCATGATTGGCGACCGGAAAGTCACGTATAAGACGACGAAAGGGCGCATCACCGTCGATAGTAAGAAACTCAAAGCGGAGTATCCGGAGATTTATACGGCATGCCTGAAGCAAGGCAAAGCCAGCAGGATTTTAAAAGCATAGGAGGATACAGACATGGCAACAGTAAACGGCGGCGGCCTGACACGCAGAACGGCGAACAGTGCCGCAAAACCCATTAAAAATATGCAAGACTATATCATGAGCATGCAGGGGCAGATTGCCAAGGCATTGCCTTCAGTACTTACACCGGAACGGTTTACGCGAATGGTATTTTCCGCTATCAGCATGAACAAACAGTTAGCGGAATGCTCGCCGAAAAGTTTTCTCGGCGCCATGATGCAGGCTGCACAGTTGGGCGTAGAGCCTAATACGCCCCTTGGCCAGGCATATCTTATCCCGTATCGCAACAAAGGCGTCTTAGAGTGCCAATTTCAGCTGGGATATAAAGGCTTGATGGATTTGGCCTATCGTTCCGGGCAGGTAAAGGATATTCAAGCTCATATCGTCTACGAAAATGATGAATTTGAATACGAATTAGGCTTGAATCCTACACTGAAACATAAACCGGCTATGAAAGACCGGGGCGCAGCCATCGCCTACTATGCCGTATTCCACACGAAAGACGGCGGCTATGGTTTTGAGGTCATGAGCTTGGACGACATCAAGAATCACGCTACGACGTATAGCCAGGCATACAAGAAAGGCTACACCAGTCCTTGGAAGACAAACTTTGACGAAATGGCCAAGAAGACCGTACTTAAGCGGTGCCTGAAATACGCGCCGCTGAAAACGGAATTTGTCCGGGCCGTGGCTGCCGATGAAACCATCAAGACAGGCCTTGCCAAAGATATGCTGGATACGCCGGACGAAACAGATTACACCGACGTAGAGGCTACACCGGTCGAGGATATGCCAAAGCAAGACGTACCGCCGAACGTCGACCCGGAAACAGGCGAAGTCATCCCGGAAAAGACGGGACAACAAGCACAGGATGATGCACTCTTAGATGACTGCATCAAGCCGATGAATCATTAACAAAAAGTGGAAAGGGCGCGGCTTTGCGCCGTGTCCTGTTCCTGCCATGAGGAATAGCGTATGCGATATATTGACGAAATTAATTCTTTTCACGATTGGCTGGTGACAAACCAGATTCCCACACCTGCACGGATTCTATGGTTTTCATTAATGCATTACTGTAACCGAACGGGTTGGAAGCAAGAGTTTAATCTGGCCATATCAGCATTAGAATTAGACACAGGATTATCAAAAAGCGCCATTGTAAGAGCAAGAAATACATTACAACAAAATGGACGGATTACCTTTCGTGCTCGTAAGGGGAACCAATCCACAACGTATTCATTACTTCCATTTGTGTGTCTCAGAAACACGCAAACCGACACACAAACCGACACACAAACTAAAGATACGTCATTTGCGTGTCTCAGAAACACGCAAACCGATACACAAACCGATACACAAACCGACACACAAACCGACACACAAACCGACACACAAGCCGACACCATACCTAGACTAGACAAGACTAGACTAGACAAGACTAAAAACATACAACCATTGTCGGGCAAGCCCGACGTTGCGGATGTGGAAGTGGTGGGCGCAGAAAATGCAAATACCACAGATGAGGTACAGGAGATTGTAGCGTATCTCAATGCCAAGGCCGAGACAAACTACAAGGACACGTCGTACAATACGCAGACACTTATTCTTGATCGACTGAGAGATGGCTTTACTGTCGGCGAGTTTAAGACCGTCATCGACAAAATGACGGATGAGTGGAAGGGAAACCCTGACATGGTGCGTTTTTTAAGACCGAGCACCTTGTTTGGTCCCAAGTTTGAGAGCTATTTAAACATACCGCGTGTTGATTACAGCAAAGCGAAACCACAACTAAGCGCACGCGACCAACGATTATTAGCCGAAGAGGCTGAAATGGAAAGGAGAGCGAGAGAAATTGACGGCAGAAATGGCCAAAAATGCACTACAGATATTGCAGGGCTACTATCCCGGTGAGGCTTATAAGCTTACAGGAGTATCAGGAAAACGTTTTGCGGATGTCATGTTAGCCGTCTTTGCTAAGACCGACGATTATGTTGTGCTGAAAGCGTTGAAGGCTGTATGTGATGAGAGCGATATGTTACCAAGCATCACGATGATACGCAAGGCCGTCAAGGCTATTGGTAATCGTGTACCGGAATATCAATCCTTGCCAGAAGGAACGGTCAGTGTTGTTGGTAAAGAACGGATTGCTGAAATTATGTCCGAGGCTAAAAAACGATGGGCAGAACGACAGCAGAAACAGTATGTTGCTGCTGATCCAAACGATGCCGACTATTACCGGCTTCCGGACGAGCTGGTGCGTTTTGCACGACGTAAATTCCCGGACATCTCACTGCAACGTATTTACGACAATCAGGAAGAATTCGAGTGGAACTACCGACAACGAGGGCAATGTGATGGCTTGCCTCTAGGGCTGGTAATCAATAAATACACCGGCGATATTTACAATCATGTTTATGTCCCGGCAGAACAGCTGAGACGTATGAAATAACAACGTGGAAACGAAAGGATAAGTAAATGAGTATTGGATGGATAACGAGAGCCTCTCAAAAAGAAGAGCAGCACCAACGGCTATTACAAATCCAAGCCGGGCAAGCGTCCGGCATTGACTGGGCGGCATGCTTAGTTTTACAGGCCTTGCACGATAAGTACGGTTTTGGCCGTAAGCGATTTGTCACGATGAACGATAAGTTTGAAGAAAAGGTAGGCAAGTTTCAAGGATGCTACCGCGACTGGAGAGACGAGCTGGAAAAGAAAGGGTTCAAAGCCTCTATGATGTATCGCTTTGTAGATAAAATGACGGCGGCTATCGTAGGGAATCGCAAAGACCCAGCACTAAAGGTGCAGGTCTCGAACATGCTGCAAGGCGCGCTTATCGTCGTATTTTACACGCTCCGCAAAGATTATGGCTTTGGGCCGAAGCGGATACACGATTTGCAAAAGTATATCGCTGATTATGCGTGGCTCATCCATAAGAAAGAGGTCAGCATTTACGAATTTATGGAATGTTTGACGAGGGAATGCGATGTAGAGTTCCCGGTACTGGAAGAATACGTCAAAGTCCATGGAAGGCCTAAAATTTACGGATAAGGAGATAAACACAATGGATAAAGATATTGTAGTAAGCATTCAGCTTTTAGCGGCAGCATATGGGATTCGATTTAATCAAATAGCCCTTGAAGTATATGGGAATGCATTGAGTCAGTATAGTTCTAAATTGGTTGCATATGTTGTTAAGCATTGGATTAGAACCCAAAAAGAACCGCCGACAATTTCAGAATTATTAGTAAATTGCGAAATTGCCGACGGTTGGGAAAAGTTAGTCCGGTAGAGTGGAAACTTTTTTACCGACGATTGCAAGCAGTTTTGCGGCGTTGAGTTGGTCTTTAAAGCCGACTAATGGCCCCATGGAAGCCTATCAGAATAAATTATATCATGATGGATAAATGGCATAAAAGGAGACGAAAAAATGAATCAAGTACAAATTAGCGGTTATCTGGGTAAAGACCCGGAAATTAGATTTACACAATCAGGCAAGGCCGTTGCAGCCTTTAGCGTAGGTGTTGGCAGAGGCAAAGACCAAAACGGCGAAAGCAAAGGTACGGACTGGATTAACTGCGTGGCGTGGGATAAAGACGCAGAAGCCGTTGGCAATAATACTGGCAAAGGAACGTATGTCGGTGTGATAGGACGATTGCAAGTCCGCAGTTATGAAGACAAAAATGGGCAAAAGAGATGGACAACCGAAGTTATTGCAAGACAGGTATTCCTTGGATTATTTAAAGACGGCCCTGCTAGCGGAAGCGATAAACCACCAAGCAGTTTTGATGGTATGGGAGAGACCGTTAAAGACGAAGAAATCCCATTCTAGGAGGTAGCCATGCTGATTTATTTGATGGAATTGAATGACGATGTAAAAGCTATCGTCGACAAACATCACTTGAAAGTAGGCAAGTTTAAAGGCAAGCGAGTCGCCGTAGAAGTCCATGGTGAGGAGCTGGAAGACAAAGTAAAGGATGTTGCTGGTAGTGATGTGTTTGGGTTTGAATTTGGAGGTATTAATGAGCAAAAATAATATTGATAAAGTCATTGAAAAATGCTTATTAGCCGCTGGAAAACATCCGGAAAGGGCAGACGATAATATGATAATCAGCCTTACGAAAGGCGAGTGTAAAACCATTTATGAAGCGTTACTGGATTTAAAAGACCACTGCGTTTACTTGAAGAAATTGCATCAAATCCGGGTGCCGCTCATTGCCGTAAAAGATATGGACCATGGCGAAACGCATGTTGTCGGAACGGATATTCATGATTTGTTGGAATGTGACGCGCACGAAATCAAGTACTATAACATGCAGTGTGGCGGCAGTACCTTAAACAACGGCTATGAATTTGGGGTTCAAAACAATGGGGATAGAACTACCATCCCTTTTGTGTCTCTTACTAAGTATGTGAGGATCGTTGCTTCACTGACTCAAAACAAAGAAAAAGTATCCACCAATTACGGCAATATTGCACATTGCCCGTTCTGTGGCAGTGCTGCCGTAGCTCTGGCGAGTGAAAAAGATACGCGCGGTGAAGAACCGAAGTATTATTTCCAAGTGGTATGCCTCGATTGTGAATCAAGCGGCTCCGCTGAAAACTTCCAACGGGATGCTATCCGTGCATGGAATAACGTTGCCGAAGCTATGGAAGGTGATGGAGAAGCGGCCAAAGTGAAACTGGCTGAAACGGAAAACGTAAATCATACCGCTGCGCATGATACCGTAAACCACCCAAGCCATTATTGCCAAGGCGGTATTGAAGTCATTGATTATCTCAAAGCTAAGATGACGGCGGAAGAGTTTAAAGGTTTTTTGCGTGGCAATGTGCTGAAATATGTGAGCCGCGCCGAAGCAAAGGGCAGAGAGAAGGAAGACTACAAAAAGGCTCTGTGGTATCTGAAACGGTTGATTGAAGAAGTTAGCGAAAAGGATGAGGGAGAAGTATGATTACAGGCACTGAATGGAACATTCAAAAAGCAATTGGATGCCAGATGGGGATACACAATATAGTTATTCCGAATCTTAAGCTTGATTACGGTAAGTATGAAGCTGACTTAATTTATATCACTGAAAATAATTATGTATACGAGATTGAAATAAAAATAGATTTCCAAGACTTTAAACGGGATTTTCAAAAGTGTAAATATCATGATGCTGATTTTATTAGAGGTCTGTACTACGCATTACCGAAAAGTCTTTATAAGAGGAAAGAAGAAGAAATCAACGCTATCCTGAGTCATAAAAATCCAAACGCAGGAATTATTGTTGTAGATGGTCTTGAAGTATTATTTATCAAACGATGCAAACCAGACAAAGAAGTTCCGAAACTTAATGTGTATCAAAAGGTTGACATTATGCGTCTCGGTTGCATGAAGTGGTGGAAAAAAAGTATATGGGAGGAAGGAGAATGACAATGGAATGGATTAGCGTCAAAGATAAATTACCGGAATTGACAAACGAATTTTATGATAGAAAATGTTCAGATGATTTACTAATTGCTTTTCATAATGACCTTAATGACGAGCCTGATATAACCATCGGATATTGCAGGGAGGATAAGACAACTATTGATGGTATTTTATGGTTTGATTTTATTCAAAATGATGGTGTTTATGGAGACGTAACGCATTGGATGCCGTTGCCGGAACCGCCGAAGGAGTAGGATATGAAATCATTTACATTCCAGATTGGAGCATTGGCACCGTCCATAGCGGAACAAATAGAGAGCCAAGGCTACACGGTTCCGCAAGCCCAGAGTATAAAATGGGAAAAGCAAAAAGATTGTATCTTGCAACTTTGGTTTGATGACATTTTGACAGACAGAGAAAAAGATAAATGCATGAATAAACTGTTTAACAATATGGTGAAAGCACTAAAAAAAACAAGGGCTGACGATGGGTGAAAGCCCAAAAGAATGGAGGATACGATGAATGATGGAAAGTATAAAACCGCACGTCCAACTGATTGATGTAAATAACCTTAAAGCAAATCTTAAAGCTTACGGTAAGTCCTTCAAGGATGACAAAGAAATCAAACCAGTACTACAGAAAATCAATCGGATAGTACGTAAGGAATCAAAACTCCATGCCGTTGAGATAGACAACGAAGACTTTGGAGCCATGGTCATCAGTGCCGTACGGTATGCTTTTGGACGACGGACGTATATCACGTCATGGACTGTCGAGTATTTTACACCGCTGTTGCCATATTTGACGAGCCATACCCTTTGGGTGCTGAACGAAGACTTTGAAAAGCCTTTATGTGGCTGGGGTGATGAGTGTGACGAGGCCGTATGGCGACAGTTTTGGCAGGCTATAAAAGACGAGATAATAAATCGTATGGCACAAGGTGATGAGTATTTTAGATTTTGGAGGAGGTAAGAAAGAATGACATTTATTGAATGGCTGAGTGAAAATCAAGGATGGTTTATGCTTTACTTGTTTACAACAATATTTATCATAGCCATCGTATTTAATAAATTCCCTAATATTCCTGAACTTAGATATAATGCAAATAGTGTTTTAGCGGTTCTATGGTTTTGGGGATGGCTAATGATGGCGTTTGCATTAGTAACCGGTGGTGTTTGGGTATTTTATTCCCTTCCCTTGTGGTTGATTTCATTGGCCGCGTTTGGAATTGCCGTCTTGTTGTTGGTATTAACTCTTGTAGCACTTACCATAGATATTAGGAGACACACAAGAAAATGAAGCATATCTGGACTTACACCATATACGGACGACCTATTACTAAGAAAAACGGCATGGTCAAGACACGTAATGGGCTATTACAGTCTAAAGCGTACCGAGATTATGAAAAGGACGCACTAGACCAGATGGTATATCAACGCAGACCAGAAATGCCCATTATACGGCCTGTAGTATTGGACGTGGCGTATTACATGGAAAACCGTGTTGGTTGGCCTGATTTAATAGGCTTGATACAAGCAACGGCGGATATACTGGAAAAAGCTTGCATCATTGATAATGACAGGCTCGTTGTGCAAATATCGGATATGTCGGGTATTAAAGGCATAGACAAGAAAAATCCACGGGCTGAGATTGTTGTCCGTGAAATAATGGATGTGAATAGCCTAGCGTATCAACTGGATCCGTATATTACTAAGCGAGTAAAGGACGGCATGTACGAACCTTAAAGGAGTGAAAAGGTATGGCATATTTGAATACAACGTTTTGCAACCGCAAAGATTGCAAGATGTATATCATTTGTGGGAAAAGCGTTTCTGCTGCGGAAATGGCGAAACGGACGCTAAAACGTAATGGCGACACGGAACCAATCGTAGCAGAACCGTTTGAGTGTGATAAATATGAAAGGTGGTAAATACCATGGAAATACGTGTAAAGAAAGTACTTGATGATTTAAATGAAGCAGATATTAAATTACCGAGCGTCATGCATGAAGACGATGCTTGCTTTGATTTTTATGCTCCGGAAAAGGTGGTTATACAGCCGCACGAAAAGGCCTATCGTGTCCGTACAGGACTAGCCTTTGAGGTGCCAGAAGGATACCATTTAGAGTTATTTATCCGTAGTGGTTGCGCAAAGAAACGGCATTTACGGCTCTCCAATGGCACTGGCATCGTAGACAGTGGCTACCGCGGTGAAATCATTGCTATGTTTGACAATATTGGTGATACACCAGAGGTCATCGAAAAAGGTGAACGAATTGTGCAAGGGCTGATACAAAAGAATGAGCCAGTAACGTGGAAAGAGGTTGACCGGCTTAGTCGTACAGGCAGAAGCGACGGCGGTTTTGGTAGTACAGGGAGGTTTTAGGAATGACATTCAAACAGTATACGAAAAAGCCCGTAACCGTAGAGGCAATACAGTTTACCGGGCATAATTTTGATGATGTAGAAAAGTTTGCAGGAAAATCACTGGGAAGGGTTTGCAATAATTACTTAGATGGCCGGAAAAATGATTGGAGCATCGTGATTAAAACCCTCGAAGGCGACATGAAAGCAAGCCCCGGTGATTACATTATTCGCGGCATCAACGGTGAATATTATCCTTGCAAGCCAGATATTTTTGTCAAGACTTATGACGAAGGCGAAGGGAATCAGAAAGAAGCACCAAAATACGATTTAATAACAACCAATCAGGCAAGAGAAAGGGTTTTAATGATGATAGAGAAAGAGAAAAAAGGCGATTTACAAAAATACATGAAATACATCAACAGAGAAATTGAGCTTGCTTGCGATAAAGGTGAGCGATACACAATGGTTGATAAGAGTTCCTACGAAAATCTTAACATTGAAGCCGAACTCATTTTAGATGAAAGCGGCTACAAGGTTGCTAGCAATGTCGGTGGTTTTGCTATTCAGTGGTAAAAGATTCTTTACAACTCAGAGAGGCATAATGCTATGTCTCTCTTTAGTGCGTATAAAAGGAAGGTGAAACCAGTGTATATAAAAGGGCAGCGTACAAGTTTAGACACAACGATACGTAAGATAGAGAGTATGTTTTATCGAGAAAGGGAAATCCGCAAGGCTGTATCAGATTACGGCAAGACTGTGGGAATGGTGGGCATACTGGGGGTGGTGGACATGCTTTTGTGAGCGACCCAACTGCTATTAATGCTATCAAGGGCATTACACCTATAAAATCCGTGACGTTGTTTGATGGCGTAGTTGTGCGTCATCCTGAAAAGTGGTTAGCTGTGATTGATGCAACGTATAATAATCTTGATGATTTGCAGCGCAAAGCCGTAAAAATGCGCTATCAAGGCAAGACGTACAATGACATCAATGAAAAGGTACATATTAGCCGTACCGTATATTATGCTATGCTTACGGATGCACGGAACTTTGCAATTGCCGCAGCGTGTCAGATAAATTTAATTCGTGTATTTTAAGGTAAAATACTATACATTAGCTATAAAAATGCTATAATATTAATAGAAAGGAGCTGATATTATGGCACAAATTAGCTTACGTGTAGATGACGATGTAAAACGCAGTGCTGAACAGGTTTGTGCTGACTTAGGCTTATCCATGTCGACGGCTATTACGATTTATCTCAAAAAGTTGGGAAGAGAACGCCGTATCCCTTTTGAAGTATCTGCTGACCCATTTTACTCTAAAGAAAATATGGCAAGATTACGCCGCTCTATAGCACAAATGGAAGCAACTGGCGGCACGATTCATGAGGTGACAGATGCTAAAGGCGTGGACTGATGAAGCGTGGGAAGATTTTATCTATTGGACGAAGCAAGACAAGAAGACCTTAAAGCGGATCATCAAACTGATTGAAGATATTGACCGCAATGGATACGAAGGCATCGGGAAGCCTGAGCCATTAGTGGGAGATTTATCTTCGTACTGGAGTCGCAGAATTGATGCTGCGAACCGTATTGTATATCGTATTGATGGTGATATTATAAAAATCGTGCAATGCGGTTCTCATTATAGAGACAAATAACTTTCTCTTAATTCGGGAATAACAGCGCAAAATCTGTGGTATAATAGTAGTGTAAGATTTTAGGTAAGACACAGTAATACTCCTTAAAGCGAAGAACAGTTGAATAAAGAATACACTCATCAAATTGGTGGGTGTATTTTTTATGCCTGAAATGAGAGGTGAGAACGTGGAAAAAGAAGATGATATAAGAGGCTTACCGCTCCCGGGATCACGTATTTAGCAAAGAATGTGTTAGAAACGGAAGTACAAAAACTAATTAAATCTAAGCCATTGTCATGGTTTGGACCATAGAAATAACGTTTGTTATTGATTGGATAAAATCAGAAGGTGTAATTATATGGACAGCCTAAATAAAATGGCTTAAATCGGCACGTAGAAAGAGGTGATTTTATGGCTCGACCGGGTAAATACGAATATTGGCTTACGGAAGAAGGATTGACGCTATTACGTGGTTGGGCTAGACATGGTTTTACTAACGAGCAGATAGCTAAAGATGAAGACAAGATGAATATTGCTCCGTCTACATTCTACGAATGGATGAAAAGATTCCCGGAGTTGTCGGAGGCCGTAAAAAAGAAAAAACGTGTATATGACTTTGAGGTCGAAGAGGCCGCGCAACGTTCTGGCACCGGTTATTATGTGTGGGAAGAAGACCAAAAGCGTGACGAGAATGGAGAAATGGTCACGGTGGCTAGGCGTAAACGCTGGATAAAACCCGAACCAATGTCGCAAAAATTCTGGCTGAAAAATCGTATGAAAGATGATTGCGCGATAAAATTGAACAGGAAATCACTGGCAAAGACGGCGGCGTCATTAATATTCAGCAGATTGCAGATGCCGACCTTGACAAGCGTATCAAGGAGCTAGAGAGCAAACTTAAGTAATTATGCAGTCTTGACTCTCCAAAGGCGGGAATGATTCTATGAATGCCACAAAAATAGTGCATAAAACTAAAAAGACAACTACAACCACGCAAGACAAGTTAGAGCTGATGCGGCTGTTGGAATGGAAATTGTGGAAGCAGAACCCGACGGAGTGGATACAAGATTGCTGTTACACCGTCAACGAAGCCAAGGAAGGGGAAGTAGCCAAGTTTCCACGGCTCCCGTATCTGGCTCGTGTCGACGAGCTGATACATAATGAGCAGGTAACAGCCTTCCCAAAGTCGCGCCGTATGATGATGACATGGCGGTGCCTGGCTAATCTCTTGTATTACGCCATGTTTGGCAAGAATCTATCCATATTCGTGCAATCTAAAAAGTACGATGACTCGGCGTATCTCCTCGGTGACAGTCGTTTACTTTTTATGTATGAGCACCTCCCTACGTCGCATGTTTGGCCGTCCATTGAGCGCAAGACACGCTCTAAGATGGGGTATGACTACATCAAATTCAGCAATGGCGTAGAGTTTAGAGCCGTGGCGGAAGGGGCTGACCAGCTACGACAGTACACGGCATCTATCGTCTATTGTACTGAAATGGCGTTCTGGGACTTTGCAGCGGCGACATGGAATTCCCTGCGGCCTACCATCGAAGGCGGTGGGAAAATCTTTATTGATTCGTCGGCCAATCCCGGTTTCTTTTGCCAGCTTGTGACTGGTAAGCTTAATGACGACGAGCCGGATGATGAAATCGAACCGCACGACGTCATGACCGGCGTACACGAATACAAACGTAACGGCGTGTACATTGCGCGTATCCACTATACAGCAGACCCGAATAAACGGAGTGAAGAGTGGAAGCGGAATGAAAAGAAAGGCACGACGACCGAAGGGTGGGAACGAGAATATGAAATCAACTGGACCGTATCGGCAGAACCGAAGTACTACCCCGAATTTAATTACGAGCGTAATGTCGCCAAAGAGCCGTTACATCCTATTGCAGGACGGCCTTTACAAGCCGGATTTGACTACGGGCTTACACCTGCCACCCTTATTGGACAAGTTACAGCCAAGGGGCAGTTGCTCCTATTGTCAGAGCTACAGTCCTTTGATTGCGGGATGCGGAACCATGCTAAAGCGTTAATGGCAGAGTTACAGACTTATTACGCTGGGTATGACGTCAATTATGTAGGCGACCCGGCCGGGAATCAACGTTCACAAGCCGATGAAAAGACGGCAAACGAACTCCTACGCGATGAATACGGCATTGTGGTCGAGCCGGGCGAACTCACCCAGCAAGGACGACAAGAGGCCGTGCGCTATTACCTTACGACGTTGACGAGTGACGGACAACCAATGCTGCTTATCGACCCGAAATGCACGATGATTATTGAGGCCTTCACTGGCGGTTATCACCGCAAAGTAGTAGCCGGCCGCACATTAGACGAGCCGGACAAGAACGAGTATAGCCATTTAATGGACTGTCTGGCGTATTTATGTGCTAAGTTATACAAAGAAAGCAGAGGACAAGCCGATGTCTGGCGGCAAAAGATTGCCGGACGGATGCGGCGTTATGGGAGCATGTAGGCGGAGCAATACCCGAAGGCGATAGGGCATCTCCACCGCCTCCTTTCTATGACTACACCTCCCTCGACATGGTAAGGGCAGGAAAACACTGGGCAACGGTTCACCGCCGCACGATTCTCGGTATGGTTAACGTACCCCCTCATGGAAATGTAATTCAGCGGTTAGAATGCGTGACTTATAATCGCGTCGTCGCAGGTTCAAATCCTGCCGTTTCCACCACATAAGACACTACAAATTGTGGTGTCTTTTTTATTGCTATTAAAGAGGTGACATGATGGACGATATTAATAACAACCTTGCGGCGGCGCAAGAACGGCAAGGGGGACTGTTTGGCAGGGATGCGCCGCAACCAATCAATGTGTCTGACTGGCTGATGCAACAGGCTGAGCCGACGGAACAGCCTATATCCTTAAAAACTCTCAAAAAGGATGAAATCGAGAAGATTATGAAGAGCGTCAAAGATGGTATTGGCGTATCGAATCACTACTATGAAAGTACTGTCGAACCCAAGCTTATATTGCGTCAACAGCTCAGACAGGCAGAACAGGACTTGTATAGAAAGAAAATGCCGCGTTTGTCGGAGTTGTCAAAGTTTATTTCCATGGACTTTAATAACGTCGTGGAATGGATGAAACCTAGCTTGATTGAAGTGTTTACCGGCAACGAATCGCCTGTCACGATTGCCGGCAGTACGATACAAAACGACGATACAGCAACCAAAATTCAACAGCTCATCGAATATCAGCTGACGCGCAAGAATAACTACACTAGCTTGATTAATGACGTCATAGACGATGCATTAAGCCTTAATTTTGGCGTAGCTAAGGTGTATTGGAAACGCGATGAGGATAGGGAACGCTACAAGATGATGCTCGATATAAATGATTTGCCGTCAGCGTATATGCTGACACAAGCAAGCTTAAGCGGTGAAATTGAGATACAGTCTGTCAAACCCTTAAAGGATGCGGCAGACTTATACGAAGTCCAGTTTGACCACGTCAAAATAACGGCTAATCATCCTGTTGTCGAGTATATTCCACCGACTGAGCTACGCTTTACGCCGGAAGCAAATAACTTGCAAAACTGTAAGTTTGTGGCGCACCGTAAAATCGTCAAAGGTGACTATCTCAAACGTAAAGAACAGGAAGGCGTATATCAAGATGTAGATAAAGCCCTTGAAAACACTGGAGATACGAGGCGTACCAATGCGGATATATACAACAATCCCGAACTCAATCAAAAGAAAATGACAGCCAGCGACGGTGATAATGCCAGCAAGGACGTCGAACTCTTTGAATGTTACGTTGATGTAGACTACAACAACGACGGCGTGTATGAACATCTTATTGTCCATTGTGTCGGTGATACGCCATTGTCTATCCAGACGAATGAGTTTGACCTTGCGCCGTTTTTCGCGATGGGAGCTATCCGGGAATGCCGTAAAATCTTTGCGGATAAAGGCTTAGCAGAGGAAGTTGAAGGGCTGCAAGATTTAAAAACAGCACTGATTAAACAACTGATTATTAATGTGGCCAAGACTAATGTAGCGCAGAAATTTGTCAATTATAACTCTATTATGGACTTTGATGCGCTTCTTAATGGCGACGAATATGTACCGACGAACAATGACCCATCACAAGCGATTTACCCTGTACCGCAAGGCAATGTTTCGCCAATGACTATGGATTTAGTCAATTACGCAGAGTCAGAGGTGCAAAACCGCTCCGGCTCGACGAAATATAATCAAGGCCTTGATGCCAACAGCCTAAACAAGACAGCTACAGGGATTACCGCTATCTTAGGGCAGGCCGATAAGCGCATCAAACTTGTGGCTAGACTCTTTGCAGAGAATTGGATCGTGCCGATGGTGCGTTTTATTATCCTGCTCAACAAAAAATATGGCGAAGCTGTCCAGACGTTCCGGTATAAAGACACCGAAGTATCTATTAATAACGCAGACATGGACATTGACTACGATTTAGTCATTAACGTCGGCAACGGCGCAGGGACAAAAGAAGCGCGTATCCAATCGTATATGCTCCTGCTGAGCAAGATTTATCCAGTCTTATCGCAAGCTGGTGTTGCTACGCCTAAGTCATACTACTCTGCAGGCACGGCACTCCTTGAAGAAATGGGGCTCAAGAATACGCAAGGTATTTTGCTTGACCCAGATAGCCAAGAAGCACAGCAACAGCAGGCACAAGCAGCACAACAGCAAGCACAAACAGCTCAGCAAGCCGCAGAACAGGCATTACAGAGTCAGTTGGCACTTAAGAAAGCAGATTACGAAGGGAAAGCTGCCGTTGCGTCGATTCCTCGCGTTAGTGCTAATATTAGCGATTTGCCGCTTAATACGCAGATGGGCATTATTAATAGCACTATGCAAGGGAAGGCAACGCCGGAAAGCATGGCGCAGAAAGAGGTGTTGAAACGTGTATGAGCAATTTAAAACTACGTTAATAACACTTAAAGACAAGCTCATTCATAAACAACGACATGCGACCAGTCGCAGCCAATGGGCAAATGAAGCGGCCCAACTACGAACCGAACTATTGCGCCAAGGCAGTCGAGCCGAAGACTTGCAAGAGTTCATGAGTGATTTCATGAAAACAGAGGAATTGCGGACATTAACCTGCCTTAGCCGTAATGAGTATGACGCAGATAGTGTAAAACGTGATTATCAAGCATCTATTCGTCTTTATACCTATTTATCAGGTATTATTACCGAAGCTAATATACAGAAAAGTAAGAAAGGGGACTAACCATGAAAGAATTATGGTTTAATTTACAGCTCTTTGCAGAAGGCGAGGCGGCTCCAGCACCAGTACAAGACGTGCAGGATACAACAGCTCCTGCCGGAGCGGAAGCGAACAGTACAACGCAACCATCACAAGAGTCACAGGGAGAACAAAATGCGCGAATGCTCGTGACTGACCCACAGACAAGGCGAAAACGCATTGTATCTACCACTGAAATGCAGGCAGAAAATAAGCCGAACGAAACACCATCGCAAGATAATGAGCCTGCTTCACCGCCTAACGGTGATACTAAGCCGGGAACAACAGCAGAAGGACTTATCAATACTCAGCCTTATACGTTAGATGAAATCAATGAGGCTATCCGTAATGGCACGGTTGATGAACGCCGGATTGGTCCGGAATTCCAGCAGCAGTATCTTGAATATCGACAGAAGCAGGCACAAAAAGCAGAGCAACAACGTATCCAGCAGCAGAAATGGCAAGAAGAACAGCAAAAGGCGGCTATGGCACAACAGCGGCAGTTTTTAGAAGCCATTGATGCGGAAGCTAAAAAGCGTGCTATGCAAGAAATCGGGATTACACCGGAAGAACTTAATACGGCAGAATACAGTGATGATGAACAGCAAAAAGCAAAGGCAGAGCAGTATAAATCGGCTGTCGAATGGAATCGATTGCAAATGTTAAATGCTGTACAACAACAGAGTGTACAACAGCAGCAAGCCCAACAACAGCAACGGGCTTTATATCAAAGCATTGTTGATTTTGCAAGACAGAAACAACAGACAGAACCACATTTCAATGAAATTAATCAATTATTGGCCACACATTATCAAAATATGCCGTATAAAGAGGCACAAACTGTTGCGCAGGCCATCGAGTCAATGAATAAAGGCAATGTCACAGAAGCACAGTGCAAAGTACTTGAAAAATATTATGACGATACACGCTCTTTTTATTATGCAAAAGAAAATGACTTATCTAAACAGCCTAAACGTATTCCTATCCCCAAAGTAGAACAGCCGGGAACAGGAGCGACTACACCACAAAAACCTATTGATTTTACGCAGATGCGGTCCATGAATGTACGCCAGCGTCGCGAGTTTTTAGCGAATTTGGCGCATGGAAATAAATGATTTTTAACAAAAGGAGAAGATACTCATGCCAGATGTAGTAAGAAAACTTGACAAAAGCCCTAATCAGTCGTTTACATACGACGCAATCGGACACGCAGAAGATTTATCCCCGATTTTAACGAACATTTCCCCAGAAGTAACGTTGTTTTATTCTAAATTTGGTAGTACAAAACCTGCTACCGAAACTAGCTTTAGCTGGTTTACCAAAGGCCTCCGTCCGCCTCAGGACAACGCTCACCTTGAATACGAAGACTATAAATTTGAACCGACTGGCTCCATTGAAGGTAAGTCAAACAATGTCCAATTTTTCCAGAATACAGGCCTTGTATCGGACGTCCAGAATGAAGTTACCAAAGCATATAACAACGAACATGGCACTGATTTAGACGATGCTAAATTTGATGCTATGACCTATCAGGCACAGGACATCGAATATATGCTTGTCAACTCGGACGCAAAAGTAGACGGTACGAAAACCGTACAGCCTCGTTCTGGTGGTATACCCTATTTCATGAGTCAGAACACGATTGATGTGACTATTAATAGTGCCACTGGCACCATTACAGCAACAGAAGACCCGAAATTAGATACTGGTGATATTGTCTATTTTACAGCAGATAAAGCCCCGGCTGGCGTTACTAAAGGTATGTATTACTATGTGCGAATTGATGACACAAACCCGAAATCCTTCACCATTTTCGACACACAGAAAGGCGCTGTTGAAAAAATTGCAGATAAACAGATTAAGCCAACAGATACAGGAACTAATGTTAAACTCGTTGCGAACAATATCATTTCCCTTGGGAAAACAGCAGATTATACCTTGGATGACTTAAATAATGCCATGGAAATGGCCTTTAAACGTGGCGGTAGTCCGACGGAAGCGTATATGTCTTCTGGCAAATTCCGCCGGTTTAACGAATTAGTATTAGCAACCACTACGGCATATCGCAAAAGCAATACCAAAGATAAAGTTATCGAAGTAGCTACAAGCTATCAGGGCTCGTTTGGCCTCGTTAATGCGAATGTTCATCGCCTTTATCCGGATGACCGTGTAGATATTCTTGATATGCAGTACTGGGATATGCGGTATTTGAGCCGTCCTCACGAAGTACCTAATATTGCTAAAAAAGGTACGTATGAAGTATTTGCGGTCGAAACACGTGTTGGGTTACAGGGCACACAGCCTAAAGCATCTTGCTCTATTGTAGATATTAAACGGTAGAAAATGGATAGTATGGGGATATGGGCAACTATATCCCCTATTTTTATTAAAGGTGATACTATGATTACAAAGCAACGACTTTTTAAACAAGGCAAAAAGATAATCTTACGTAATACTTGAGATGTATCTGCGTATGTAGATGCCGCTAAACAGGCGAATGAACGAGACGATGGCGGGTGGTTTGGCGATAAGAACGAACGCATGCAATTGATGGGGTATATTCCGCCAGAATTTTGGACGTTTGACCCTTGGTTGGTGACAGCTCGGCGCGCGCAACAGGAAGGCGATATGCGGACATATATGAAGAACATGAAAAAGTTCTTTGACGTCCACACAGCCTTTAAAGTCAATCACAAGCGCACGATGTGGAGAGGCTGTCAGGCGGTGCTCTTATGATTACGGCCAAAGAATTAATCAACCTTATCCGCTACAAGCTGAAAGATAATAATGCCGTCCAGTACAGCGACTATGATGTCATGCAGGGAGTTAATGAGTGTTTACGCTACGTTAATCAGTATTATCAAGGGACAGACTTCCTTGAAAAGGTAATGACTTTTGATGAAGACGAACTGAACAAGGCCATTGATGCGGATAATGCTACCAATGATACGCATAATCCACATATTGACATGCAGACAACAGGCGTGGATTTACCGGATGATTTCATTGGACTTGTGCGGATCGTGCGTAGACGAGACGGCAGAGATTTAACGCCTTGTCAGCCTATTAAACCGCCGTTATGTACAAAGTATAAGATTCTCCGTAATAAGCTCTATACCGGCGTAAAAAGCGTCGACATGCTCTACACAGCGACAATCACTGGTATTGCAAGTGTAGACGATATGATTGAATTACCAGTAACGTTCAAGGATGCATTATGCAAGCTAACCTGTACGATTCTCTCAAATAATCCTGACACAGATACTATGAGCAGTGCTGTTCAGGATGTCCTAGCGACGATAGTGCCGATTCGACGCTATACCAATCCACAACAACGCATGCCATTCATTGTATAGGTGGTGAATGCTATGAAAGTAGAAGAAGCCATAAACCGAATTAAACAAGAAACGCATGACATTAGCGCAGAATATAGTGAAGGGCGATGCATGCAATTCCTCAACACGGCTATCCAGCAAGTGGCGTCCATGCTCATTTCCGCCAAATGGCCTGCCTTAGTAGAAGAAACTACCATGCGTGAAGGCGACAGTATCCCAAAGAACTACCTTAATGCGTGTGGTACATATCCTTTGCAGATGACAAACGGTACAGTACATATTACGGATGACGCGTATAAAGCGGTAAAGTTCCGCTACTTTGCAACTCCTAAGCTCGTGGATGACATTAAAGAAGACTTACCGTTTACGCATGATGGGATTAATGATGTCATTGTAAAATCAGCTGTCTTACTGGCACTGAATGAAAACGAATACGATATTACGCAGGATACGCAAATCGTGACCGCTTTACAACAGGCTATTGCTTCTGGTATGGGGTGATGCTATGGCAGAGGAACAGAAGACCAATGCAAAAGTAAAACTGACTATACCAGACTTGCCCACAGCCATACAAGGTGATGGGCGCTATCTTATCTCCCTTCTACGGCAGTATCTAAAGTCTGTCAATGAACAGGTCAATATAGCCAATGGTTTTACGGAAGACGAGACGGACGACCCTAATCCCGGTGATTATATTAAACCAAAGAACCTTACCCTTACCTTTGACAGGTTAGGCGGTGTACTGAACTGGGATGCAATTACTGACGATAAGTTTTCTTATTATGAGTTACGAACTGATACGCACGTCGGGACAGCTGATGGGTTATTGGAGCGAACGACGGCAACATCATCGCTTGAACTGCCTAAAACGTTTGCCGGTAGGATATATCTATATGCTGTCAGTAAAGGCGGCAAAATCTCCAATCCGGCAACGCTGACATATAGCAAACGACGGCCAGACGCACCAACAGATATTTCTCTTACCAAGAACAACGAAGGGACGCTCATTACCTTCCTTGAAATTCCAACAGATTGTATTGGTGCCAATATCTATATAGATGGCGTAAAATACCAAACCTTAGATAATGTGTACTTATATCCCAACAAAGACATAAAAACTGTCGTTATCGCGTATTATGATCAGTTTGGTGAAGGGGAGCGAGCCTACTTTAACTGTTATGTCCCTAATGTAACTGGGTTCTGGGTAGAAAAGAACGACGCAAACCTATATTTTTACTGGGACGCGCTGTCCATCTACAATGTCACGTATGTCGTAAAAGTCGGTAATACACATGATTGGAGCCAAGGCGTAGAAATCTTTCGCACAAAAATCAATAAACATCGGTATATCCGCCCCAACAAAGGGCAGTCGTACTTTATGATTAAGGCCGTTGATGACCATAACAACTTTTCCGATGAGTGCGCTTGGTATCAAATCGACACGTCGCCGGAAATCAATAAAAATATCATCCTCGACTTTGACCAAGAAGAGATAGGGTATAGCTGCAACAAAGTTAACATGTTTCTCGACAGTAAGATGGGGGGCTTGAAGCTGGAAAAAGCCGCGTTTAACGGCGAATATATCATGTCCATCCAACTGCCGCAGAAAATTAAGGCCCGGAACTGGATTGATGAAAAACTTAACGCCGTTACATCGCAGCCATTACGGATTATTGATTGTGACTTTGCTGTCGATAGCTATGAGGCTACACACACACTTATTATCGGTGTCATCGGAGACCTAGATGGTGTAGAACTGCGTCAGCAGATTGCGCGTTATAAACCAGCTGGAAGTGGAGATATCTTTGATGCCATTGTGGACGGAACTACTGCGGCAACGGGAGGAACGATTGCTGAAGACCGCAATACGAGTAAAGGGGATGGACGGTATAACGGTGGGATTTTGATTACCGATGTTACGCAGTTGTCCTACAAAGTTTCCGTGCCGGAAGTCTTCTCTTTAGGATTTTGGATTAAGAAGACAAAAGCGTTTACAGACTGCATTATCATGACATTACAAGGCAGTCAAACTTTGTATGTAGGATATGATGTGCGGCTAGACGTGTACTATGTGAGAGATACAAAGCAAAGCAAGACGTTGACGTTACAATTACAAACCATGGACAGGGACTGGCTGTATATCGGCATCGCACAAAGCACCGACGCACGGCTTTTCTTTATGTATGGGCTGACGTATGACGTAAAGCAAAGTGTGTCGGATACCATACCGCCATGCGGAGCCTTTACGTCACTATATTGTTATCCAAAGGGGTGAAATCATGCTTAATAAAGATGATAAAGTAAGAATTAAAGGCAGTCTAGAGGCCGTGTTGGTTAAGGGTGACGGAACGGTCATGACACGCCGTAAGGATAATTTAATTTTAAATGTAGGATTTGACTTTATTTGCAATGCGTTGGCCGCTGCATCAAGTCGGCCAGCTGTAATGGGATATACCGCCGTAGGAACCGGAACAACAGCGGCGGCCGCCACACAGACGGCTCTTGTTACTGAGTTGTCCAGAAAAGCCGCTACGTATGCGCATACGACGGGCACCAAGGTATTTACCTTGAGGACAACCTTTAATGCAGGGGAAGCGACCGGTGCCATTACAGAGGCCGGCATTTGTAATGCTTCTTCTGGTGGGATTTTCCTAGACCGGGTGACGTTTGATGTCATCAACAAAGCCGCTGCTGATGTACTGACGACGACATTCCAGTTCACCTTATCGTAATGAATTATGCGCTGCGCGTTTCGGAACATATCTGGGTGGGAGATGGACGCAATTTCTCACATATAGGCACCCCATTTTCCTTGCAAGATAGTTGGATGCCTATTACTGTTATGGATTGCAAGCAGGCTATACAATCCATAACCACGCCGCTAGCATTGCTGTATTGGCGTAGCATAGATTGGCGGTTTCGCGGGGAAACCTTGCACGTACAAGACCGGCGTATTTGCCGGTCAGGAAAAGCCTTGAGAGATACGTTATCAATCGCCGATACAATGCGACGAAACGCCCATTTCAGTCAATCCGTCCTCGAATCAATACACTGTTTAGATGGATTTAGTCACTTGTTATTTCTACCAGTATTGATGCTAAAAGAGTCCATCATAGTGTCTGAAAGCACGAAAAAAGACATGAAACTCACTAAAGCAGAAGATGTATTAATACGTGATCTGTTTTCGCGTTTATTTACGCTGCAACGACTAGTGTCTGAAACGATAGACTTACAGGAACACGTGCGAAAAGACATGGCAAAGAACAACAAGGAAGTTGTTCTACATCTTGATGATACGGAATCAAACCGTGTGGGATGCAATAAATCTGAATCCATTAATGTGCAGGAAATCTTTGTACGACAACTTACCTTGAAGCGGTTAGTGGCAGAAGCAGTTGCTGTTCAGGAGAGCATCAAAAAGCAGTGCGCAAAGAATTTACAAGAAGCAGTAGCTGTCTATGATGCGTATATTCGTGCAGCTAATGCCTTAATCGAAGCGATACAAATAGATGACTGTGTTATGACTGAAACCGATTTCTTGGCGCAAATGAATAAGCCACCACTCTACGAGGAGTTTATCGACTTTAATGTTGGTGACTACGAGTATGAGAAGGCCTTGATGCGGTTGCAAGTAATCAGCCATGCGACACAAACGGAACCATTGTTATACGATGTAGCGGCGCACGTTGACATCGATGATACCAACGATGGAGGACGGGTCAATATAACAGATACAACAGCGGCAACGAGGGTATATTACAACAAATTTTATTATAATGCCCCGGAAGTTCAGGTGACTGTCAGTGGTGGGACAGGTGATGCTATCATTATTCCACATATCCTGCGTACTGATGGGCAAGATGAAAATAAAGGGCGATACTTTGAAGTAGAGCTACAAGATAGCGCAACCGGTAAGTTAGTCGCTGGGGTTATCTCATGGGCTTCGAAAGGATGGTAAGGCGATGCAAAAATTTTATCATTTAAATATGCAGGACTACGTAAACGTAGCCGTGCCAAAGATGCAAAAAAGTATTGAAAGTGCGGCATCTAATTTTAGCGGTAATGCTTTTCCAACAACTAATTTACAAGTTGGTATGTTTTGTATGCGTACTGATGACAACAATAATATTTATAAATTAATCTCAGTAAATCCTGCAACGTGGGTACTGGTAGATAATTCTGCTAAGCGTATTTCTGACCATAATACTGATGCAAACGCGCATAGCAACTTTAAAGGCGCAACATCAACCGCCAATGGGGTAAGAGGCATGGTGCCGGCTCCTACTACAGCCCAAGTAGGATATTTTTTGTGCGCTGATGGGTCATGGAAACAAATTTCTTTAATGAAAGGCGCAACCGCTAGTGTTGCTGGTTCTGGCGGCTTAGTCCCTGCTCCTGCTAAAGGTTTGCAGGATGCAACATTATTGGGAAATGGGACGTGGGGAATGCCCAAAACTGACTTATCCCATATTACTGATATGACGGCGTTTATCCGCTCCTTGGGCAACGCCGCAGATGCCGCCGCGGCAAGAACTCAGTTAGGAGTAAAAGAACTGACTCCGTCTAACTTATTTGATGCATTGCATACGTATGGAGATAACTATGTTCCTGCAGATACGTCTAACACTGGGTGGAATTCACTTGGAGTTTGCTCGATTTTTTATACGGAAAATATGATTAATAATCAGCCGACTCAATACGGACAGTTGATTAATATCCCAGCGAATAAAAATCAAGAAAGTACACAGCTATGGATTGACCAAGGTGAGGGTCGCATTTACAGCCGCAAAGGGAATGCTAGCATAATTGTTAATGATCAGCCATTTAGGGAATCGAGTGGTTCTGGCATCATAGCCCAGTCGCTTGCGCAAAACGGCTGGGTAAAATTTTCCAATGGCCTAATTATACAGTGGGGATTAGGTGGTTCAAATGGTTGGTTTACCTTTCCTCTAGCTTTCCCA